GGACGGTGTGACATGGCCGCGACGGGTCCGCTGTTCGACGGCCGAGCGCAGGCCGCGCTGCGCGACTACGAGGAGTGGGCGCAGCGGGAGGTGGCGCAGCAGGCCATGGCCGACTGGCACCTCAACATGGAGCGCTCGTTCCGGGAGCCGACCGGCCGCTACGAGTCCACCGTGCACCTCACCGAGGACGAGTACGGCGCGATCGTCCACGACCAGGGGATGATCTACAACTATTGGCTGGAGGGCTACGGCAGCCGCAACTTCCCGGTCACCGCGTTCGCCGGGTACTTCAGCGCCGAACGGGCCGCGGACGAGCTGCGCCCGCGCGCGGCCGGCCTGGTGAATCCCATCCCGGCGCGGTTCCTGTCACAGATGGGCGGTGCGCCGTGACGGTGCAGGTGCTGGAGTGGCTGATCGACGCGCTGGGTGTGGCGTCGGGCTGGCTGCTGTCCTCACGTCGCCGGGCCGGGTGGCTGATGTCGGTGGTGTCGGAGGTGGTATGGCTCGTCGTGGCCGTGGGGACCCACCAGTGGGCGTTCGTGGCGTCCAGCGTCGTGTACGGCGCGATCGCGGTCCGGGGCTGGGTGCGGTGGCGCCGGACCGAGATGCCCCGATTGGTGCTGGCCGCCGACGTCCAGCTGACTGACGACGAGGTCGCCGAGCTGCGGTCGCGGTTCGACCGCGCGGTTCGGGGTGAGCGATGAGCCACGCCTGGTCCGGGCTGGACCCCACCCAAGTCACCGACCCCGGCCACTACAGCCTCGGCGTCACCTTCACCGCGAACCAGGCCATCACGGTCACCGGTATCCGGGTGTGGGCCGGCGCGTCCCCCGGCACGCTGACCAACCGGCGCGGCCGGCTGTGGACCACCGGCGGGTCGCAGCTGGCGATCGCGACGCTGCCGGACAACCTGCCGACGAACCAGTGGGCCGAGTACGACTTCGCCGCGCCGGTCGACCTGACGATCGGCGAGTCCGCGACGGCCGCGTTCGATTCGGGCGGGAACTACGGCGAGGTCAACCACGCCTTTGACACCGCGGTCACGTCGACTGACGGGGCGGTGACGTTCCTGGCGGCGGGTTCGGCGCCACACGGGAACGGCAGCTTCACGACGTCGGTCGGGTCCGACCCTGACGTGGCGTCGTCGCAGAACACGTTCTACGGCGTGGACATCGTCTACAGCTTGACCGGCGGCGACACGCCGCCGGTGATCGTCGGGATGTCGGCCACGCCGGCCGGGCTGACGGTGACGAGCACGATCAACGCCACCGACGCCGAAACACTGGTGGGCGCCACCTACACGTGGCGGTGGGGTGACGGCACCACCACCGGTCCGCAGAGCGGCAGCACGGCCAGCCACACCTATCCGGCGGGTGGCTTGTACGCGGTGCTGGGCACGGTGACGGACTCCAGCGGCGTGTCGGATTCGGCTGCCGTGCCGGTCGCCCTGGTGGCGCCCGAGGGCGGCGTGGCCGGGCTGTTGTTCCGGCAGCTGGTGGACGCGCTGGCGTCCTTGGCGATGACGCTGGGTGTGTTCGACACCGTGAACCGGCACGAGGTCGTGTCGGCGCCCGGGAACGGCGTGACGTGCGCGGTGTGGATTGGGCCGGGCCGGCCGGCGCGCGGCGGGTCGGGTTTGAACTCGACCACGGTCGTGCAGACGATGACCGCGCGCCTGTACATGCCGCTGACGACGCAGCCGCAGGACGAGATCGAGCCGGCCATGATGGACGCCCTGGACGTGTTCCTGGCGGCGTTGTCGGGGGATTTCACGCTCGGTGGCCTGATCCGCGAGATCGATCTTCTCGGTCAGTTCGGGGTGCCGTTGTCGTGGGTGCCGGCCTACCAGACGTGGGGGACGCAGCAGTACCGGGTGATCACGATCACGATCCCGTGCGTGATCAACGACGTGTGGCAGCAGGTGCCGTGATGGTCACTGGGCTGCTGCACGTGCTCGGCGTGGACGACGTCGCCGGCCGCTGGTACGCGTTCTGGTCCGGCGCTGGCTCCGACCTCGGGTACCTGGGGATCGTGTACGCGCTGTGGCGCAAGCACAACTGCCACCAGCGCGGCTGCTGGCGCATCGGCCGCCACCCGCACGGCGGGTTCGTGCTGTGCGCCCGGCACCACCCGGTCGGCGCGCCGACCGCAACCCACATCGCGACGGCCACGGAGGACCGATGACGACGAAGACCAGCGGCCTCGGCCAGAACTGCTACGTCGACGGGTTCGACCTGTCCGGCGACATCGGGGCGATCGACTCGATCTCCGGGCCGAACAAGCCGTTCGACGTGACCGGCATCAACAAGTCCGCGCACGAGCGGATCGGCGGCCAACGCGACGGGAATGCCGCGTTCACCGCGTTCTTCAACCCGACCGGGGCGCACCCGGTGCTGTCGGCGCTGCCGACCACGGACGGGTCGGTGATGGTGGCGACCGGCACGGTGATCGGGTCGCCGGCGGCGTGCATGGTGGCCAAGCAGCTCAACTACGACGGCACCCGCCAGCAGGACGGGAGCTTCACGCTCAAGAGCGAGTTCCAGGCCAACGCGTTCGGCCTGGAATGGGGCACCCTGCTCACGGCCGGCCTGCGCACCGACACCACGGCGACGAGCGGCGCGAGCCTCGACGGTGGTGGCGGGTTCGCGACCCCGGCCGTGCCAGCGTCCACGACCCCCGTCACGAACACGTCGGCGCTGCCGGCGACCGTGGTGGTGTCCGCCGGCACGCTCACGAACGTGTCGGTCAACGGGGCCACGGTCGGCACCGGGGACGGCACCTACACGGTCCCGCCGGGCGGCACGATCGCGATCACCTACTCGGTGGCGCCGACGTGGACATGGACGCTCCAGACCGCGTACGGCGCGCAGATGTACTTGCAGGTGACCGGGTTCACCGGCACCGACGCGACGATCAAGGTGCAGGACTCGGCGGACGGCGTGACGTTCGCGGACCTGGCCGGTGCCGCGTTCACCGCGGTCACGACCGCGAACCAGGGCCAGCGGCTCGCGATCTCCAACGGCGCGGCCGTGCGCCGGTACCTGCGCGTCGCCACCACCACCAGCGGCGGCTTCACCAGCGTGACGTTCGCGGTGGCGTTCGTCCGGAACCTCACGGCAGGGCAGGTGTTCTGATGCAGCAACCCAACCGCATCACCCCGGGTCTGCCGGTGACCGCGATGCGCACCTACGACATCATCGTGCCGGCGACCGGTTTCCGGCCGGCCACGTGCGCCGAGTACGGCTGCCCCGGCTACCTCAACGGCTGGGCGTCGACGATCGACGAGTCCACCGAGTTGGGGCAGGCGCAGGCCCGCTACATCCGCACCGAGTCCAAGCTGGGGTTCACCGAGCACCGCAACGACGCCGGCCTGACCGTGTTCACGTTCAGGCCGGGCCAGACGCCGTTCGGTGAGGGCCACCGCAGGCACCGGGTGCGGATCGACACACCCGAGTTCTACCGGCTGCGGGACGGTGACTGGCGGGGCAACCCGACCGGCCGGGCCGTGATGATCCCGTCCGCGCAGGACTGGGTGGACGACCTGGGCGAGCACCAGGAACGACTCGCCGACATGCAGAAGAGAGGGTGATCACCGATGTCCAAGCAGAGTGGTTTGGGGTGGACGGCGGCGACGGTCGACGACTCGTCCGGCACGCCCCAGGCGATCGTGAACGACTTCACGAACTGCTCGTTCTCGACGCCGCGCGCGGTGCAGGACGTGACCGGTATGGACAAGTCCGCGATCGAGCGGATCCTGCTGCTCGCGGACTTCTCGATCGAGCTGGATGGCCCGTTCGACCCGGCGGCGAACAAGTCGCACGCGGTGTTCTCGACGGTGCCGTCGACCTCGGTCAACCGGACCACGACGCTGACGGTGGCCGGGAAGACGCTGGCGAACGAGGTGCTGTACACCGACTACAGCCTGACCCGCGGCACGGACGGCAGCTTCACGTACAAGGCGCCTGGCGTGTTGGCGGACGGGACGGTGCCGTCGTGGACGTGATCAACACACCGGTCGACCTGCCGCCGGCGGTGGTGGACGCGCTGGCGCCGGTCAGCGACACGCCGGTCCGGGCGGTCGTGCGGCCGCGCACGGTGTTCGCGCTCCAGTTGGACGATCCGCGGTTCGGGGGTCTTCAGATCAAGGTGCGCAGCCAGTCGTTCCGGGAGTGGACCGCGCCCGGCGCGTCGATCATGTGGCCGGGTGACGAGGCCAGCGAGGAGGACAAGAACCTCTATATGCGCGCGATCGCGCAGCGGTTCGTGTCCTTCATCGTGTCGTGGAACCTCACGGACGAGAACGGAGTCGCCGAACCGGTCAGTGTCGAGGCGCTGCTCGACTTGGACAGGCAGATCGTGTTGGACCTGTTCGATGCGTGGCAGGCGGCGCAGCGCGGCCAGGTGGCGCGCCCTTTGGACAAGCCCTCGTCCGGTGGCGACACGTCGCTGGCGGATTCGATTCCGACGGACGGCCTGTAACGAAGCCGGTCGAGTTGGCCGACGCCGAGATGATCATCGGGTTGTGTGATCGGTGGCACTGCCCGCCCAGCGTGATCCTCGACGAGGACATGCACCTGGTGATGAGCATGCTCAATGTGATCGCGATGGGCAGTCGCGAGTAGACAGAGGAGGAGGGTGGTGACGCGGTGAGTGACCCCGGCTACAACGAAATCAAGATCCGCGTCACCACCACGGCCGAGGACGCCGAACGCGACTTCGACAAGATCGACCGCAAGGGGATCGAGCTCGGCAAGAAGGAAGTCCGGGTCCCCGTCACCGCGTCCGATCCGGTCACCGAGGAGTGGCGCAAGAAGGTCCAGGCCGAGATCCGCTCGGTCTCCAAAGAGGCCCTGAAGATCCCGATGGACGCCGAGTCGGCGCAGTTCCGCGCCGACGTCGCCTCCACCCTGGCCGAGTTGAAGGACATCGCGAAGGAACCGGTGCCGCTGGAGGTCGCGGACGCCGACAAGTTCCGGGCGTCGGTGGAGGCCGCGGTCGCTGAGGTGCGGGCCGAGGTGCGGGCGGTAACGGTGCCGGTCGTGGCCGAGGACGCCAAGCCATCACCGACCAGCATGGCGCGCGACCTCACCCCGCACGTGGCGGTGGAGGACAACCCGCCGGCGTTCCGGGAGATCCCGGTCACCGCGAAGGTGGTCGGCGACCCGTACGCGGACGTCGTGAAGAAGATCGGCCAGGAGCCGGAGCCGACCATTCCGATCAAGGCGTTGGATCCGATCGACGCGGCGTGGGTGGCGAAGGTCCAGGCCGGTGTGAGGGCGGCGGCGCGGGAGAGCCTGAAGATTCCCGCGGACCCGAAGTTCGATGGGTTCCGCGCGAAGCTGGCCGCCGAGCTCGCTGGTGTGATGGCGAACGTGAAGGCCGGCATCCCGATGGACCTCAAGGACCGGGAGCGGTTCCGCGCCGAGGCCATCGAGACGGTCGAGTCGCTGCAGGCGGAGGTGAAGGCCCGGATACCGGTCGAGCCGGAACCGGACAAGGCGAAGGCCGAGGCCGCGGGCCGGCAGATGTCCGGGCTGATGGTGTCGGCGGCCGCTGGGGGCGCGGTCGCGGGCGGCCCGGTCATCGGCACCGCGCTGGTGGGTGGCATGGCGGTCGGCATGGCCGCGTTGGGTGCCTACCTGGTTCGGGGTGACCCGGCGGTGCAGCAGGGCTGGCACAAGCTCGTGGACGACGCGAAGGCCAGCGCGCAGCAGGCGTCCGGGTCGATGGTGAAGCCGGTCAGCGACGCGCTGCGGCAGTTGGATCAGGTGGTGACGCAGGAGAAGCCGGACTGGCAGCGCCTGTTCGCGGGGGCGGCCGAGGGGATACCGGAGATCACGAGCGGGCTGGCTGACCTGACGCACAACGCGTTGCCGGGTCTGGATGACGCGATGGATCACGCGAAGGACATCGCGAAGGGGTTCGGTGACATCGAGCGCCAGGTCGGGACGTTGATCGGTTCGGTGGGGGATGCGACGGCGAAGAACGCGTCCACGATCGGCTCGGACATGTCCGAGCTCGCCGGGACCGTGAAGATCGTCGGCGGTGCGCTGTCGGACCTGATCGGTATCACCTCGAATCTGGGGCACGGGGCGCTGCCGGTGCTCAACGGGGCGCTGTCCATCGTGGAGAGTGGTCTGCGTGGTGTGGACTCGGCTGCTGGGCCGCTGGTGTCGTCTCTGGGCACTGTGGGTGGCGCGGCGCTGACCGCGTGGGGTGGTGTGAGGCTGTTCCAGCTCGGGGCGGCTGGTCTGAAGTCCGGGGTCTCGGCGGTGACGAGCGTGTCGACCGCGGCCGCGAACGGGATTCTGTCGTTCGGTGCGCGTGTCGAGAGTTCGGCGCCGCGTGTGGCGAATCTGTCTTTGAAGACAGCCGGGCTGGTGTCGACCCTCGGGCCGGCGGGGTTGATCGGGGCGGCCGGCGCGGCTGTGATCGCGATCGCCGCCCTGGATAAGCAGCAGCAGCACGAAGCTCAGGTGTCCAAGGATCAGGCTTCGGCCGCGCTAATCGTTGCGAACGCCTTGAAGCAGGCCAATGGTGCTATCAACGAAACGAGTCGAGCGCAGACAGCCGCGACTTTGCAGGGTCAGCAGTGGGTACAGGACCTCACGAGCCAGGGCATCAGCCTGAAGGACATCACCGATGCCGCGCTGGGTGTGCCGGGCGCGTTGCAGAAAGTTCAGGACGAGGTCGGCAAACTCGGTACGGCATGGTCGGCGACCGGCGGTGAAGGTAGCCGGCTGGCCGACAATGTGCTGAAGGGCGTCAGTGGCGGCCTGTTGTCGAACGGGGATGCCTCGAACAAGGCTCGGGATGCTCTGGGAATTCTCGATGGGGTAAGCGGGCAGGCGACCAAGGATTTGAAGGAACTCGCGGAGGCGTCGGCGAGTTCGGCGAAGCCGCTTGCCGACATGGTTTTCCCGGCAGATACGGCCGCCAACGGGTTCCAGAGCCTCATCACGTCGATGCAGGAAACCCAGAACCAGGAAAATCTGCTCGGCTCGGCGACATCGGCATTGGTGCTCAAGCTGCAAACGATGGGCGAGAGCGGAATGCAGAAGGTAAACGACTCGATCCGTAGTTTCGCGCAGGACCTGGAGAACGACACCAGCCAGATCAAGAACGCTACCGGCAAGATCTTCGATTCGTCTGGTGCGCTGGATAACTTCTCCGCCAAGGGCCGCGCGGTCGCGAAACTCCTTGAGGACGCCCAATCGGACTGGGCGTCGTACGCGACCGGCGCGAAGCAGGCTGGCGTGTCGACCGCCGGTATGGAGACCGAGCTGGAGAACCTGCGCGGCGATCTGGAGAAGTCGCTGGGAGGTCTGGGGCTCAACAAGGATGCCGCTGACAAGCTGATCGACTCGTTTGGGTTGATCCCGAAATCGATTGCGACCGACGTGTCGGCGCCGGGCGCAGCAGAAGCGTTCACCAACGTCGAAACCCTGCACAACCAGCTGAAGGCTCTCCCACCGGGGCAATCCATCATCGTCACAGGATTGACCAGGGACGCCGAGGACAAGCTGAAACAACTCGGCTACGACGTGACACACCTGCCCGAGGGACGGGTGATGGTCAGCGCAGACACCACCCTCGCGATCCGGGCTGCCCGGAACGCCGTCGCCACCATCAACGGCATGAAGGGTGTCATCGACATCCAGGGCAACTTCCAGCAGGTCTCGACAGGCCCGATCAAGATGAAAGCGGCGGGCGGCATCGTCGGAGCCGCGGCGGCCGGCGGGGTCAAGGGCGGCTGGACCATCGTCGGCGAACAGGGCATCGAAGCGATGAAGATCCAGCCCGGCACGCAGGTGATGCCCAACGCGAACACGAACGCGATGCTGCGCGACAGCGGCGGCGGCCAGGACGTGCGGGTGGTCATTGAGTTCGGGGCTGGCGCCGACACCGGTCTCGCGTCGTGGTTCAAGAACGCCGTGCGCACCGGGCAGATCCGATTCACCACCAACGGCACCACCGTCGGGGTGGGCTGATGGCCGCCTTCCCCGCGCTGCCGCTGGACATCCAGGCCGAGTTCTACACCGCCGGCCAGTGGCGCTCGATCGTCTCGGACATCCGCGAAGGCACCAGGATCAACATCGTGCGTGGTGTCACCGACGAGTCCACCACCGCGGTCGCGTCGAACTGCCAGTTCCAGCTCAACAACGGCAGCGGCCACGGAGCCGGGAACTACGATCCCGGCAACCCGACCGGCGCCTACTACGGGTCGATCGGCCGCGGCACCCCGTTCCGGTGCAGTGTTCGGACCGGGCAGGACCAGTTCGGCCGCACCGTCACCGGCGGCTGGGGCACCGCCGACACCGGCGGCGCCTGGTCCACCGAAGGCGCCGGCGGCACCCTCTCACCCTCGGACTACAACGTCGCCGCCGGTGTCGGCACCCACTCGGTGCCGCAACTGGGCGCCCACCGCACCACCTACCTCGCGGCCACCACCTACTTCGACGTCGACCTCGCCGTGACGTGCTCCGTGCTGCCGTCGACGAACGTCACCGGCGCCCAGGTCGAGTTCGCGAACCTCCTGTTCCGCGGCCAGGGCGTGACCTACTACTGCGCGCGGGCCGCGATCCAACCAGACCAGTCCATCACGTTGGGGATCTTCTACCTCAACGCTGGCACCGGCCAGACCTGGACCATCGTCGGGAACACCACCATCGCCGGTGTCACGCACTCCGGCACAAACCAGATCCGGGTGCGTGCCCTGATCGAGGGCCAGGTCGTTCGGGCGAAGCTGTGGGACATCGCATCGACGGAGCCGATGGACTGGCAGGTGACCGGCGAGATCTACGGACAGAATCCTGCGGTTCCGTTGCAGGACAGCGGCTACATCGGGATCAGGTCCGGGATCGCGCCGGGCAACACCAACACGCTGCCGATCGTGTTCTCCTACGATGACGTCCAGGTCCGGGTGCCGCGCTATGCCGGCACGGTCGCCGATATGGAGGTGACCGCGTCGGACATCGGCGGCAAGGACCAGTACGTTGCCGTGACGGTGGCGGCGCCATGGCGACGCATCTCGCAGTCCACCTCGACCCTGCAATCGGCGCTGCGACGCTCGATACCGACGCTGCCGAGCCTCGTGGCGTACTGGCCCTGCGAGGACGGCGCCACCTCCACCGTCATCGCCTCGGGTCTGGCCACCGGCGCACCCATGGCGTTCAGCGGCAGCCCCTCGTTCGCGTCCTACACCGGGTTCGCGTGCAGCGCACCGATTCTCACCGCGAACACGGTCACCATCCGCGGCTTGGTGCCGATCTACACCGACACGGGGAACGTGCAAGTCAGGTTCCTCGCCGGGTTCCCGGCCGCCGGCACGTTCACCGGTCAACCCGCGATCATGGACATCGGCATGACCGGGACCATCGCACTGTGGCGTCTCAGCTACGCCACCGGCGGCGCCCTCAACATCCAGGCATACGACCGGTCCGGAGTGCAGAAACTCAACTCGACGATCGGATTCACCGTCGACGGTGAACCGATGCGCATCTCGATCCAGATGTCACAGTCGGGATCGGACATCTCCTACACGCTGTCGACCCTGGCGATCGGTGTCGGCAACGCCGCTGCCTACACCACCGGCACGGTGACCGGTCAAACGCTGGGCGCAGCCCAGAGCGTGACGGTCGCGGCGACGGGGACACTGTCCTCCACTGGGATAGGCCACATCACGGTCGAGTCCGCTGTCACCGACATTTTCACCCTGGCTGATCAGCTGAACGCCTTCGCGTCGGAAGACGCTGGAACCCGGTTCGTCAGGCTCTGCGGCGAGAACGGCATCACCGGGGATTACCAGGCCGACACGAGCGTTGCGCCCGCGCTCATGGGCTCCCAGTTGGCGAACAACCTGGCGGCTCTGTTGCAGGAATGCGCCGACGCCGACCGCGGCATCTTGTACGAGCCGCGTGGCGCCACGAACGCCCTGTCATACAAGGCGTTGGGGGCCCACTACAACCAGACTGTCACGCTCGCGTTGACCACCGCCACGCACGACCTGGGCACCTACCCGCGGGCCGTGTTCGACGACCAGAACACCCACAACATCGTGACCGTGCAGCGGCCGTCCGGATCGTCCGTGACCGCCCAGCAGACCACGGGCCCGCTGGGCACCAACACCGTGCAGACACCGACGCAGCAGGTGACGGCGAACGTCTACACCGACGGCCAACTCAACGACCTGACGACCTGGATCGTGCACCTGGGCACCGTGTCCGATCCACGGATCCCGCCGCTGACGATCAACCTGCTGCGGCCCGGTAACGCGGCCCTGATGATCCCCGCGGCGCAGGTGGATGTGGACGACCGGATCACGATCACGGGGTTCTACCCGGACGTGACGTCGCTGCTGGCGCGCGGCTACAACGAGGTGTTGGCCGGCCACACGTGGACGATCACGTTCAACCTGGCTCCAGAGTCGCCGTTCGAGATCTTCACGCTGGACGACACTGTGCTGGGCCGCCTGGACTCGGATGCGTCGACTTTGCACGACACCACGATCACAGCGGCCGCGACGTCGTTCTCGGTCGATGCCAGCGATGGCGTGCTGTGGACGACCGCCGCGGGTGATTGGCCGGTGCTGATCCGGATGGGCGGCGAGGTCATGTCCGTCGGAGCGATCTCCGGTACCAGCAGCCCGCAGACGTTCTCGTCGGTGACGCGCGCGGTGAACGGCGTATCCAAGGCGCACAGCCACGGCGAGCAGATCACCGTGGCACAACCGGTATATCTCGCCCTCGGGAGGCCCTGATGTTCTCCGCTGGGCAGAAACTCACCGCGTCAACCTTGAATGCCTCGCTGGGCCAGCAGGTCGTGGGCGGCCTGTGGCGGATCACGACCTCGGCGTCCACATCGGGCACGACGGAGATGGTGTGGGCCACGACGCCGTCGCTGTCGCTGGCCGCGAACAGCACCTACGAGGTGTTCTCCGAGGTCTACGTGCTCAACAGCGCGGCCGCCGGTGACCTGTACATCCTGCGGATCCGCGACACCAACGTGTCCGGTACGCAGCGGGCCGGTATCGACGCGCAGATGAGCAGCGGCGGCCAGGGCCCGTACGACTTCGATTTCAGCTACACGTTCACCACGACCACCGCTGGCAGCTTCACGTTCTGCTCGACGATCCAGAGGTTCTCCGGCACGTCCACGGCGCAGGCGACCGCCGGGTCCAAATTGTACGTGCGGCTCGTCGGGTCGAACACGATCCTGACCACGGCATGAGGCATGAGAAAGAGGCGATGTGAGTGCACTGGGCAGCTTGCTCGTTGGGGTCGCGGCCCTCATTTCCAGTCTCGTGTCGGCCGGGGCGCTGTGGGTGTCGGTGCGCCGGGGCAGTGACCGGGAGAACCGGCGGGCCGCGCAGGCGATCGCGGAGCAGGTCATCCACAACGCCGTCGACCCCGGCGGCGACGTGACCGGGCAGGGAGGTGGCGGCGGTGAAGGACACTGAGCGGGTCGTGGCCGACGCGGCGCGGGCGGCCAGGGATCCGGGGTGGCGGCTGCGGATCAACCTGATCGTCGCCGTGCTGGCCGGGTCGATCGCGGTGTTGGCGGTGTGGGCGTGCGTGCAGTACGTGCAGGCGCAGCGTCTGGCGCAGGCCCAGTCGGACGCTGCCGCGGCGGCGCAGGAGCTGGCTGGCCAGGTGCGGGCGCTCGGCGCGACCCCGGTCGTGTCGCCGCCGGCGCCGGTGGCGGGCCCGGCTGGCGCGCAGGGGGTGCAGGGGCCGGCCGGGCAGAAC